GAAGAAGCGAGACTCCTAGCCCAAAAATTAAAAATAAAAAAATTAGAATATTCTGTTCAAGAACAAGCAGAAAAAAATTTTTTACCATTCGTAAGAAATGTTTGGCCAGAGTTCAAAGAAGGTTCACACCATAAAATTATTGCAAAAAAATTTGAAGATATCGCATCTGGAAAATTAAAAAGATTAATTATTAATATGCCACCCCGACACACAAAGTCGGAGTTTGCTTCATTCTTATTTCCTGCGTGGTTCGTGGGCAAAAATCCAAAAGCCAAGATCATGCAGACCACTCACACAGGTGAACTCGCCATCAGGTTCGGTAGAAAAGTCAGAAACTTGATGGAGACCCAAGAATATAAAAAAATTTTTAAAACTGAATTACAACCCGATAGTATGGCCGCTGGCCGTTGGGAAACATCTCAAGGAGGAGAATACTTCGCTGCGGGTACAGGAGGTGCGGTTACTGGTCGTGGTGCCGATCTGCTCATTATCGATGATCCCCATTCCGAGCAAGACGCACTAAGCGACACGGCTCTCGATTCAGCGTATGAGTGGTATACCTCAGGTCCTCGTCAGCGTTTACAACCTGGCGGTGCGATTGTGATTGTTATGACCCGTTGGTCCGTGAAAGATCTCACAGGAAAACTAATGAAGAAACAATCGGAGTTGAAAGCAGATCAATGGGAGGTAGTAGAGTTTCCTGCTATCATGCCCAGCAACAAGCCCGTTTGGCCAGGGTTCTGGACCCTTGATGAATTAGAATCAGTTAAAGCTTCTTTGTCAGCGTCCAAGTGGAATGCACAATGGCAACAGGCTCCCGTATCACAGGAAGGTAGTATTATCAAACGAGAATGGTGGAACATGTGGGAAGAGAAAGATATTCCTGACTTACATCACATTATTCAAAGTTACGATACAGCGTTCAGTAAACGAGAGACGGCTGACTATTCTGCGATTACTACGTGGGGTGTGTTTTATCCCAAGGCCAACAATACAGCACATTTGATTCTTTTAGATGCGAAACGAGGTCGATGGGACTTTCCTGAATTAAAAAAGATAGCGTACAAAGAATATAAATACTGGGAACCCGAAACAGTCATTATCGAGGCCAAAGCATCAGGGCTACCCCTTACACACGAGCTAAGACAGATAGGAGTCCCTGTCGTCAATTTTACTCCTAGCAAAGGACAAGATAAACACGTCCGTGTAAATTCAGTTGCACCCTTGTTCGAAAGTGGTATGATATGGTCACCCGATACAAGGTGGTCGGAGGATGTAATCGAGGAATGTGCAGCATTCCCCTATGGAGATCATGATGACTTGGTGGATAGCATGACACAGGCCGTAATGCGTTTTAGACAAGGTAACTTCTTACGCTTGAGCGATGATTTTGTCGATGAGCCAGTACCCAAGATTCAAAAAGAATATTACTAATGGCAGACAAGAACAGTGAACTATCAAATAATTTTATTGATAAAATAAGATTAGGTATTGATCAGCTACCTACCTTTCTTGAAGATATTTTAACAAGAACCACTGAGCTTCCTTTTGTGGCTGGCTCTGACATAGTCGTGGAACCTGTGCTACGGTTCTTGGTCCCCGGAACATCAGAAGAAGAACGTCAACGAATTAAAGCAGACATCGCAGCTAAAGACGAAACTCAAGCAGCTTTCTTAGAAGGAGCAAGAGGTAGAATACTAAATATTTTACAACTACCTCCTAAATCACTAGAACAAGGCTTAGCCATCACACAATTAGAAAAAGACATGGTAGCAATTGGCTATCCTAAAACGACTGTCATGGACGTGCTCAACAAAGGCAGAGAATTTTTCTTTGGTGATACTTATGATGTACACAAGAAAGTAGCAGACGGAGTCATTCGACCCTCGGAACTGGAAGGTCAAGATCTTGCGAACTATTTTATAGGATTTGTTGATGTAGCAGATGTTGCTGGTATCGGATCAGGAATAGTCAATTCAATTAGAAAAGCATTAAGTAGACAAGACTTCGGTGCTTTAAAAAATATCGCTAATACTATTCCTTCAGAAAAAGCACAAGAGGTTTCAGAAGCTTTAAATAAAAAAGGTCTTGAAACGGGATCAACTAATAGATTTTATAGCTCTAAAGCAGATGAAACTAGACTTGATAAAACAAAAAAAATTTTTCAGGACGGATTTTTAAATTTAAAAAATTTTGCGAAAAAAAATAAATTAAAAAGTAATTCTCTTGTAACACAAGAAATTGCAGATTTACTAGGTATTCAAAACAAACAATTTAGACGACAGTTTTTAGAAAATGCAGAGGAAAACATAGGTAAAATTTTTACTCAAGAAGAATATGACTATGTTATGGATTTATATGCAGGTGGTTCAAAACAAAAAGTTGCTCTGGAAATAAATGAAAAAATAAAAAAATTAATAGATGATGTTACTAAAGACCCCTCTTTACAAAATAAAGGAAGAGAATTTTATATATCAAAATATGATATTACTGAGTCATCTTTTGATAAAAAAACAAGAGAAAATCCAGAATTGTATGCACTCACAACTAGTGCATCAGAAACAAGAGGAGGACCAGGAAGTCCAGGCACTTTATCTGTTGAAGGCACAAATTTACAAATAGCTACGACAAGAAAAGTATTGGACACTGACATTGATGTTGTTGATAACGCTATTATATCTAATTTGTATAGAGGGACAAAGAACGCCACAGGCCACACTCCTACTCAATTTTTAGAAGAATTTAAAAAACAAAACCCTGATTTTAAAAACAACAGATCCTATCAAAACTTAAAAAAAGAATATCAAATTTTAGAAAATGAAAGAGTTGATTTACAAAACCAAGCCTTTAGTTTTTTTGACGAAATATTTAGTCAACCAGAATATAAAAAATATTTACAACCAGGCGATAGAAAACAATTTCAATTTCATAAAGCACATGCGTTTGCTATAGCAGATGCAACCAACAACGATAGATATTTAAACATGGCACAAATGTCTGATTTAATATTTAATGCACCTTTTGGATCAAATAAAAGAATACAAGAAGGTCTCGACTCTTCTTTAAGAGTAATGGCAACATTATTTAATGATAATAAAATGATCGCTGATTTATCAAAAACTCCTGTCAATATTAGTAATGCTGAAATGAAAAGAAAGTTTGGATTAGATATTTCAAAAATTTTGGAAAAATTAAAAAGAAATAATGTAGATATTAATCCTGATGATTATAAAAATATGCAAGATTTCTTGTTCAATGGATTAAATAAAAAAATAGATGAATTATATAAATCTCATGGAGTAGGAACATTAGTGCCTGTTGGGAATAATAAAAGCGCTCTCATAGGAGCCAATCCTAAAAAAATTACAGGAGAAGAAAGACTAGAATTATTAAAACAAAGAACAATAAAACTTTTAGATGATCAGTTACTTTATGAAAAAACAAATGGTTCTCAGGGTAAACCAATAATGAGAGACGCCAGTAACGTAATAGTGGGACTAAGTCAAGGCGGTGATGTAGAAACAGAACAAGAGAACCAATCGCTCTTATCAAAAGCCGCTACTACCATTGGCAACATACTTATTCCTCAAGCAGAAGCATTACCTTTACCTAAAAACTTTTTATTAGGTGATGTACCTAAGATAAATAAAAAAGTAGAAATCAAACCTGAACTGCCTGCTCCTGAAGCACCACTCATGGAGAAGAGATATAATATCTTTGATGAAAATGGTCAGAAAGTTTATCAAAGTAAAAGCATAGATGATGCACAACAAAAAGCATTACGACTAGAAGATTTAGAAGGTAAGACGTTTACAGTTCAAGAGGTAGAAGTACCTATTAAAGTAAAAAAATCTAAAACAACAAAACCAGGGACAGCATTAGTTCCTACTGTAACACCTGATACTATTATTGGATCAGGAAATAGTAAGTTGTTCTATTCTGATCTCAAAGGAATCATCAACACTGACACAGGAAACTTAACAATCAAAGGAGTTACAGTCCCCGCAGACAGTGTTTCGATGTCAGCAAAAGAGTGGCATGATTGGTTTAGATCTAGTGGTATTAAAGAGGGTGAGTTGTATGACTCCTATGTTCGATCTTATTTAAATAAAAAAGGTGGGTTTAACAGAGAGACAAGTAAATTCACAAATGATCAGAAAATATCTTACGCTGAAATAAAAGAACTTGTTGATACCTCACCGACTAATTACATACAGTCCGTTTCCTATAGTGATGCCGCAGGTAATTTAAAATACGGCAATACAGGTAGACAAGATGGATCTATTAATGGATCAAGAGTAGAAAGAGTATTGTGGCTAGATTCAAAAGATATACGTGGAGACATTGGATCTTTACCAGATGAGATAAGACGATACGAAGGACACAGTAGTATGCGTAATGTTCAAAGCAGTAACGACTTTAGCGTGCAAAACAATACCTTGAACGGAGAACCTTACGTTATAGGTTGGTCACTTAATAGTAATCGTATCGGACAATTAAATAACACACCTATCATCGTCAATGTAGCAGATGAGATACAATCAGATTTTTTACAAAAAGCAGCTTCTCTTAAATCTAAAATTAAAAAAGAAATTAGAGATCTTGTGCAAGGCACGAATATACTACCTGGCGGAAGTGATGAGTTAGATGCACTTTATAAAAGATTAGAAAATGTGTTTCGACCTATGCCTGCTACATATGCACAATTAAAAAAATCTATTGATGAATTATTAGAATCAGATGCAATATTTCAAAAAATTGCTGATATGGATATGGATGATATTACGAAAGCAAGTTTTAAAGAATTAGGAGAAGCGGCAAAGAAAAGAGATAAAGCCTTAGCAACCATCAACGCAACTATCGATGACATTGACACTAGAGAACTGTTTCCAAACATACCTTTCAAAGATCAAAAGGACTGGGTGGATGCAATTATTAAAAATGATTTATATCACGCAGCGAAAGCTCGATTTAGTTTTGATGAGTCAGGTAAACTTGTCGTAAATCAAGACGCACCTGCGTATTATGCAGTTGCACCTGCAAAAGCAGTTAAGGCATACAGAGGGGGACGAGGTGTAGAGCTGACACCTGATAATCCAGATAGAAGTGGAACAATGGTTGCGTATGACATGCAATATGGGGGTCCTAATTTAAATGATCACACAGGACAACACTTTACTAGTAATGTAGAGGAAAGCTTAAATAAAATAGCAAATATGAAAAATTCTAAGGTGGAAGTAGGGCAAGTTAATTTTGGATTTGCAGGAGAGGGAGTAGACACCTTTATGATAGAGTTGACACCTGATATGTTGATGCCATATAAAGCATATAAAAAAGATGGAGGTCTAGTGAAAAAAAGTATATTATACACACCAATAGTTTCAATAGATAAGATATTATCTCCAATAGGAGCCAGTAGATGGTAGAAAAACGAATACAAAATACAATTTTAGATAGATCGCCTAATGAAAATAACGCTTTAGAGGTAGAGGGCGTAGGACAAGAAATAGAAGTACCTCAACCTGAAAACACAACTAAAGGGTATGAGATTATTGAAGAAGAGGACGGTGGTGTTACTCTTGACTTTGACCCAAATCAAAAACAATCTGAGGGAGATTACTTCGCTAATCTAGCGGAGTTCATCGATCAAGATATACTAGAAAAACTAGCCTCTGATTTACAGAAAAATTTTGAAGATGATAAAAACTCCAGATCTGATTGGGAGAAAACATATAAAGATGGATTAGATCTCTTAGGATTTAAATACGAAGAAAGATCAAAACCTTTTGCAGGAGCTGCGGGTGTCACTCATCCTTTACTTGCAGAAGCAGTCACACAGTTTCAAGCACAAGCTTATAAAGAATTACTACCCCCAGGTGGTCCTGTAAGAACAGAGATTATGGGTGAGTCAACACTAGAGGTAGAACAACAATCAGAACGAGTCAAAGAATTTATGAACTATCAAATTACTTGCGAGATGCAAGAGTTTGATCCTGAGCTAGATCAGATGCTATTTCATTTACCTTTGGCAGGATCTGCATTTAAAAAAGTTTACTACGATGGCACTTTAGAAAGAGCAGTATCAAAGTTTGTACCCGCAGAAGATTTGGTTGTACCTTATTTTATTACAGATCTAGAATCCTGTAACAGAATCACACATGTTGTGAAAATGAAACACAACGACTTGAGAAAGAATCAAGTATCAGGTTTTTACAGAGATATAGAACTAAGAGCAGACAGAGTTAATCCATCAGATATCAAAGAAAAACAAGATGAGCTATCAGGCGTAGAACAAGTTTCTTTTGCAGAAGACGAGCATAATATTTTAGAGATGCACGTTGATTTAGATATACCTGGTTTCGAGGACATGGGTACTGATAATAAAAAAACAGGCATCATGTTACCTTACATTGTTACACTAGACGAAGACTCTGGTGAAATTCTATCTATCTATCGTAACTGGAATCAAGGAGATCCACTACGAAAAAAGAAAGAATACTTTACACACTTCAAGTTTTTACCTGGCCTGGGATTCTATGGCTTTGGTTTAATTCACATGCTCGGTGGTTTATCAAGAACCGCAACTGCAGCTCTACGTCAATTAGTGGATGCAGGAACTCTATCTAACTTACCTGCTGGTTTCAAAGCAAGAGGTCTAAGAATCAGAGATGATGACGAAGCAATCAATCCTGGCGAGTGGAGAGATGTGGATGCACCTGGCGGTAATCTACGTGAATCGCTCATGCCGTTACCTTACAAAGAACCTAGTGCAACTTTATTTAGTCTTTTAGGTTTTGTTGTAGACGCAGGTAGAAGATTTGCAGGTGTTGCAGATATGATGATGGGCGAAAATGCTGGCAGTCAGCAACAACCTGTTGGAACAACCATGGCTATCTTAGAACGTGGTATGAAAGTGATGTCTGCTATACACAAAAGATTACACTATGCACAAAAAACAGAATTTAAATTATTAGCGAAAGTATTCGCAGATTACTTACCTGTTAATTATCCCTACAAAATTGCAGGTGCAGAGCAAAGTATTAAACAATCTGACTTTGATGAGAGAGTAGATGTTATTCCAGTTTCCGATCCAAACATCTTCTCAATGGCACAAAGAGTTACTCTAGCACAATCTCAATTACAATTAGCACAATCTAATCCAGAAATGCATGATTTACGAGAAGCATACATGAGAATGTATTCAGCTCTGGGTGTGCAAAACATAGAAAAGTTATTACCACCACCAGCAGAACCACAAGCACAAGACCCTGCAATAGAAAATGCAGGAACTTTGAATGGTATGCCACCTATTCCGTTCCCTGAACAAGATCATTCTGCACACATTCGTGCCCATAGAGCATTCATGTCATCAGAATTAGTCAAGGCAAACCCTGCAACAATGACAATTTTACAAGCACATATATCAGAGCACGTAGGATTTATGGCTAGAATGATTGTTCAAGAAGAAATGGCACCTGAAATGGAACAAATCATGCAACAAAGTGGTGGACAATTAACTCCAGAACAACAACAAGAGCTAGCACAACGCACAGAAAGTGGTGTTGCTATAAAAATAGCTGAAATTACAGAACAAATGGTTGCTGAAGAGCAAGAAATGATGGATAATATTGGTAATGACCCTCTAGTTGACCTTAAACAGCAAGAAATTGACCTTAGAAAGGACGATTTAGAGCTAAAAGCACTAGCAATGGGCGAAAAACAGGCATTAGATGAGAAAAAACTGATGCAAACTGATAAATTAACACGTGAAAAGATAGAAAGCCAAGAAGACATAGCTCAATTACGTGCAAATGTGGCCTTAGATAAGGCAGATAAAGACAGAAACGTAAAAAAAAGGAGAGATAACTAAAATGGGTAAATTATGTCCAAGAGGAAAAGCTGCTGCCAAGCGGAAATTCGATGTCTATCCCTCAGCATATGCAAATATGTACGCTAGTGCCGTTTGCAGTGGTAAAGTTACACCAGGCGGTAAGAAAAACAAAAAAGCTAATGGTGGTATGATAGGAAATGGCAATAAATTATCGCAATCTAGAAAAAAAGTATCACATATGAACATTGGTGGTGTTGCTAGAGGCTGTGGTGCAGTAATGGAAAACAAAAGAAAAACAACAAGTTACGCATAATGGCAAAAAAAGGGCTTAGAGCATGGGTTGGTGAGAATTGGGTAGATATTGCCAACAAAAAATCTGACGGATCATATCCTAAGTGTGGTAGATCTGGTGGAGAGAAA